CTTCGTAAGCAGCACTTTCTGATGCGTACCCAGACTCACCCATAACTCCTTTGTCTGCGTAACCTTTCAATGTCTTAAAATACAGTTCCGCTGCACTAGAAGCGTCCTCTCCAAAAAATCCTGTCTTAGCAATCAAGTTGAAAACTTGTTCCGCATAACCACCGCTCATTCCACCTAGCAAGTTTATAGATGTCGTTAAATCTGTAGTGTCGAAACCTGTTTCAACACCTCCTGCTCCACCAAAACGAGGACTCATTTCAGTCCCAGACCCTAAACCGAGATTAAATTCTCCTGTCTGCATGAACTCGGCAAAGTCTGTAGCTTTCTCAACAGCATAAATCATCTTGTCTAAAAACTTTCCAGCAGGACCAGATTCAGACTTGCCCAAAGTTTGCAAAAATTCCTCCCAAGTAGATGTAAGAACGGTCATTTTGCCGCTAATAGTTTCTGCTTGCTTTTCTAAGTAACCTGCAAACAAACCACCTTCGCTAGTAACCTTAATCAAAGCCTCGTTAAGATGCTCTGCTCTTATTTCTCCATCCTTCATTGCATCAGCAAAGTTCTCCATCGAGATGCCTGCTGCGTCTGCAACTGCCTGCAATGAAAAGCCAGCATTGATAAGCTGATTCTTTTCTTGCCCCATTAGTTTTCCTTGAGCATTGACCTGTGCAAATGCAATCGTCAATGCTCTAAACTTTTCGCTATTACCTCCGGCAACAGTACCAAGCCTTCTAAGCCTGTCTGTCAGGTTATCTGTGGTCAGGCCGTAAGATGCCCAAGTCCTAGCATTTTCTATTAACTGATTGTTCGTAAGAATCGTTGTCTTAGCAAGCTCTCTAAACTCGCCAGTTAATTTTGTCCCTAAACCTTCACCGAAAAGCGTCTGCAATCCAGCGACTTTTGCCTCCAGATCTGCGTAGGCAAGAACAGAATCCTTTACTAAGTTCAATCCAGCAAAACCAACTCCCATCGATGCAGCACCAGCACCAAGACCTGCTGTACCACCTAAGAACCTAGCAGCACCAGCAGCACGACCTCCCATGCCTAGACCACTTACACCAGAAGCAGCCATTCCTGCCATGCGTGCGCGTCTCTGCCTGTTCTTCGCAAGTAGCGATTCCTGCTGGTCTAATCCAAGAACTGATCGACGCTCTTTTTCAAGCCTTTCTATTCTTTGATTTTCCTGAAACTTTAGCTTGTTAAATAACTGTGCGTACTCTCTCTTGGTTATTTCTCCTTCCTTGTAGCGTCGACTAAGATTAGCGAGCTTATTGTCATGGTCAATTATTGCATTTCTTGTTTTATTTAACGCTCGGTCAATAGAGTCGCTCGCACGCTTCATGTCCTCGGCAGCCTTTGCTGCACCGACAACATTCATTTCAATGGCGACACCTACTCCAATGTTGTCGCCTTTTCCTGCTCTAGTAGCCATTTGTTATCTCAAACAGTAAAGTTTTTTCTTCGTTTCTTGCGTCTTTTTAAAACATCATTTATAGATTTTTCGATAATCTTTGGCAGTTCAGCCCTCATTATCTTATGTGATGCTTCTATAAAGTGTTTTCCTTTTACATTTATGCCAGTCGCCTGTCCCCACCAATGATGGTTTGTGAATCCATCATTGACAAATCTAGCTTTGTAGGAAGCAGAAGTCTGTCCAGCAAATATTATGCTCTTGGAGCGATCCTTGCTTCTCCAAACCTTGTAATAGACATCGAGCATTGAACCAACTCTATCTGCCTTGTCTTTTTCTTTAGGCAACCTGAGATTATGCGTGCCTGTAACTTTTGCTCTCCTTACTCCTTTGGCAGCCATTTGCCTTTCAAGAGTAATTGCAGACATCTTGGCTAACTTGTTGCTTGCGTTTTTGTGGACAGCAAGCTGCACATCGCCTTCAAGATGTTTTACTTGTTCTTCAAAGAACTTAGTAAAGTTACCTAGCTTGAACTTTGCCATTGCTTCACCATTTGCATCAACTGTTGTTCTGCATCAGCAGGATCTCCTGATGATGATTGTCCTGAATCACGCTCGACAATCTCGAAGGCTATCCACTGGTCAAGCAATGTGGGGCTTACAGTGTTCATCCAATGCACTGGGTCATCTATCTTTAGTTTCTGACAGACGATAAATGCCCATCGCAATCGATGATTTTTCTTGAAATGCTTAATTAGCTTTTCGACTCGCCCTGATCTTTTTTTTCATCTTCCGTGTTGAAATCTAAGATCGCATGAACAAGCTCATCGAGCTTTGCGCCATCGAGTTCAAGTATGTCCTTCAAGTCCTCCTTGGTGAACATCGGATTCCCATCCTTATCGCACACTTGGTCGATAATCATGTTCGCTCGACGCTTTTCTTGAGTAGACTTGTCAGACTTGCCCTTTTCGTCGAACAACTCTGACAATCTTCTAGAACGAAGTAGCTCAGTCAAAGGCTTCAGGAAAACAATGCCGAATCCTTGCACGTTGACCTCCTTTGGCGTTGGTTTTAAAGCAAACAGTTTTTCACGGGTCAAAGATGTCATGTTCAATTTCTCCCTCGGTTTCATCTTCATTAGATTTCAACTCATGATCCCAAAAGCCCATGAGTTCATTAACAACTGATTCATCAAAAAGGATGTCATTTACCTCACGATGGACGAGCCGAACGTCATCTTCATTCAGTTTGACAATCAAGTTTACCGGGCTTCCGAAAGACTTTTCCTTAAACCCGATTAAGTAATCATCAAAGATTACTTTGTATCTCTTTAAGTCAACTTCTTTGCCTGACCGAGCAGATTTACCGATGTCATCTTTTAATTCGACTCGTCCCATCCCCTATTTCCTTTTAGCTAATAGTGGGTGGTGTTACACCATCAAACGCAAAAGTAACCGTATATTCGATCAGAGAGCTTCCATTAACCTCTGAGCTAGAAAGATCGGTCATGAACCCGCTTCCAGCTAAGGAAGGACCGGCTCCACTTCCGCCAGCCTGAGTACCGAAATTAACGGTAATAGTACCGAGTGTGCCATCAGGAGGAGCAATCGCTGCCGTCATAGCAATAGTAGCTGTAACTTCACCGGGCTCAACAAATGCGGCAGGTACATAGGTCTTGAAGTCGTCTGCTTCGTCAAGACAAGTTGTTTCGATCTTGTCCAGTGAGAAACCAGAGAAACTAATACTTCTAGCGCACGCACTAGTAATCCCCGGTCCCGAAATGGTTGCGCCTTTTCCAACAAAATATGCCATTGTTATTTCCTTTTATAGTTTTTCATACGAAACGTCAAAACTCTGAACTGACCTAAACTGCCAATTATCTGTTCCATCGTTAGGAATATCAACTAAATGAATTTGTCCTGTTTGCCTTGACACACCATGAATGTGAATGGTGTCCCCAGCAATCGTTCCAGTGTAACCATTTAGTGATTCCTCTATCGCTTCAGCAAGATCATTTGCCTGCTGTCGCGTATCCCCGTATGACTCGAATCTTACAGTGGAAATTGCCACTGGCAAAAAATTTTCCAAGCAATCAAAAGCATCCTCGTAAGTTGCATACAGCAAAGCTGATGGCTTCAGAGAACCTTCTGGAATGTAGTCGGCATATATTCTACCACTACAAACGCTTTGGACTCTTGTATTGTTCTTAGTTATTGAAATAAGTGTCGGAAGCACATTGGACATCAGAACTCCCCTCGCAGTTCGATACGTCTTTCCATTTGCAATCCATCAGGGTCGATGATCGCGCTGATGCCGTAGTCTTTTCCGTTGATCGTACAACGATCTCTGACCGTCAGATCGCCTGTCCCAAAGAACTCGCCGTATGCAACGTGTGTCGTCTTTTCGTGCGTCATACGACCTCTGACGATCTCACCACCTACAGTAGTAATCAGTTCGCAGGGCCATGTCTGAGTAACGACATCCCAATCTGCATCTGTCTTGTAGGTAGGCTGACCGTAGCTGTCGGTTGTACCGTCATGCCGAGTGAAGGTGGCGGTCCACCTTCGCATCCCGATTCGTTTTCTACTCACGGATAGGAACTCCGAGAGAGGTTAGAAACGATACGCTCGTAAGCGACTTCCTGAGAGTGCAATGCACTTCCTTCCTGAGCCGGATCGTAGAACCACTTGCCTACGCAAAGAAGGATCGCAGTTTTCATCAGTCGAGGGATACAAGAAGCATCTGCTCCGTACCCTGCTGTGAACCTTACTGCGATAGCATTTGGATTGTAGTCTTGAACACTAGGCCAGTCCTCGCCGGGTGAAACAAACAGAGAGCATCTTCCTGCGTCGAAGATGTAGTCTGCTTCAGGCATCGTTACGAGAGTTCCATCGGAGTTGTAATACTTAACCGACTGAATGACCGTAACAGCCTTCTTGTATAGTTTTAGTTCGCCACGTTGTTCATCATCTTCGTTCCACTCGAACTGAGTTTGTTCGTAAGTAGCGGTGATGATCTGGCGGTCGATATCCTGCTCTAACCGTTCAGTTGCAGCGATAATAAGATCCTGCAACTTATCGTTATGTGTGCTGTCATCAGGATTTAGGTTTAGATGACTTTTTACTTGGGCTACGCTTACTGGAAGCGTACTTGGGCTT